GGACCATTACATCTACACGAAGATTATTAATATATTCATCTTTAGTTCTTGTTGCGGTTCTTGTTGGTTCAATTGCTCCTTGACTTTGAGGTAATTTTGCATCTATTTCCAACGCTAAGTCTTTTGCATTTTGCGCGGTTGCTGTATCATAAAACTCTTTAAAATTAGCTTTTACATGATTTCTTAATTGAATAGGCGCATTAATGTCTTTTAAATATTTTAAAAGATTTATTTTTGTCATTTTTATATTTGTTTCGCCTAATTCCCATAATTTTTTTATATCATTTACTAATTCTTGATTTTGTAATTGTTCTTTTATTCGTTCTTTTTGGGTCTTTTTTATGTTGCGACCAACACTACCCTTTGCTGTTCTTTTTGAAATATTTTTTACAACTCTTTTTATCAGTTGTTTAGGCGTCATTACATCTCTTAGGTTTTTTTGAGCCTCAACCATAACGCTGTTTGCTTTATTTATTGAGTTTTTTACTAATTCTATCCTTGGAGATTTTATACCAGTTTTAAGTGTTTGTTCTTTTAATCTATCTAATTCTTTTAAAGATTCCGCAACACTTCTATTTAACTCTGCTATTTCTAGCTTATATTTTTCAGCCAGTATTTCTTTATTTTGTATTCTTCTTTTAGAAACTCTAGGGTCTCTCATTTTAGGTTGAATTTCTGGAGTAGTATCTGGTTTAATATCTCTTGGTTTAGGTTTTGTAGCTGTTGTTGGTAAAGGTTGCTCTTTTGTCTTTTTAAATACTTTAACTATGTATTTACCGTCTTTTAATTTTCCATAATTAGCAACAACGTTTTGACCTACATATTCTCCTAATTTTTGTTCTATATAAGCATCTACTTTTTCTTTAGAGTTATATCTTTTAGCGGGTTCTCCTTTAATTGGCTCAAGGTTTTTTGCTTTGCCTAAATCAGAAGATTTTTTTATTTTTATTTCTTGGACAATTTCAGTAGAACTAGGTACGTCTCTTTCAAGATTTACCTCGGTAGATTGAGTTTTTTGTTTTGCTTGTTCTGTTTCTATTTTTTCTTTTGTTTTTTGAACTTTTTCTTCAACTTTTTTTATTTTTTTAGAAACTTCTTTTTCTTTTTTTACAACCTCTACAATAGAAGGAACATCTCTTCCTAAATCAAGCTCCGTTGATACGCTAGATTCTTTTTGTTTAACAGATTTTTTCTTAGGTTTTTGTTCTTTAAACTGTAATTCTAATTGCTCTATAGATGCTTTTTCAGCTTTTTCTAAAGATTTTTTTACTTTATAATTTTCAATAAAATCTGTTGTTAAAGCATCTGCCTGTATTTGCTCTGCTTTCTTTTTTAATTCTTTGTCTTTTATTAAAGCTTTAGCAGACCTTACCATTTCTTTTGTTGCAACACCTTTAGGGGGTCTTTCGTTTGCTAGCTCAACAACATCTCTAAATTCTTTATTTTTTTCAACTATTTTAGAATTTTTCTTTCCAACTCGACTTAATCCATGCGCGGCGAAATAAGTATAAATACCTCCTGTATCAAAAATATGCTTTTGAGCTTTGTTTCGCATTTCATTAAGCTCTTCTAGTGTATAGCCAGAGCCGTCTATAGAAACTAATTTATTAGATTTATCGCGAGTATAGTTTTTTAAAAAAGGATTAACAACGTCTAAAACATTGGTTGCTATCATTAAATTATTAAATTCTTCTGGAACAAACTTTAGTAATCCAATTACAGCTTCCTCTGGAGTTGCAATTAAAGAAGTTGGAATATCAATAGCTAATCCGAATAATTCTGGAATTCTACTAATTGCATTAACCCCCAACTGAACTACAGGTTTTAATTCTTTTAGCTCTTTAGTGTCCCACATTGGACTATCTAATTGGGTTAAAAATTTTAATCCTTTTTCAGATAATTCTTGAATTTTTGGAGCAAGCTGAGTACCTGTTAATCCAAATGTAGGATATTCAAATTGTTCCATAAGACTTGTAACGTCAGTTGAGCTAGCTTCCATAGGTTCTGGTTGAGCTAGGTTTTGTAAAACACTTTGAGTGTCTCTTAACATTTCTGGTGGAACAACTTCTTTGCCGTCTTCTTGAGGTGTATAGTTTATGTTTACAGCATCTAATTTTCCAGCAGATTCCGCTAATAATATTTGTTTATAAAGTTGAGGGTCTGAAAATTTTCCTTCTTCATTTATTGAATCAATAATTTCTGGAGAAATTCCATAATCAGTTACCATATCCTTATCAGTAATGCCTTCAAATTGTTTATGATTACCTTCTTTATAAGCAATCCAATTAGAAGGACCGTAATTATTTTTTGCAATTACAGAGGCTAATTCTATGTTTTCTAATGGACTAAGGTCAGCGACGCCTTTTCCAAACATTTCTTGAGATGTTTTGTCGTGGTAAGAATCGTTAATTTGAAACAATCCATAATCTGTACTATGAATTTTTTGGTTTGCCTCATAATTAAGGTCGTTTAAGTTTTTTAATGCACTTTCAGAAGAACCTTTTTGATTTAACTCTAAATTAAGTAAATCGTCCCCTGTTTGTTCAAATGTATTAATAGAAATATTTGAAGTATCTATATTAAATAAAGGAGCTTGTATAGTTACTTTGTTTTCAAATGTATTAAAATCGCCAATATCTAAGGTAGTAGAAACTTGGTCATAAAACGCTTTTCTTGACTCCGAGTCTTGCATTTTATTTGAAAATGTATCAAAATCACCAATATCATATTCTGTAGATACTCCGTCGTATAAATTTCTAAGAGATTCAGTTGTCATTAGTAAGTTATTTTTTTTCTTGTTTTTTGTTTTGGTGTAGAAGTTGATTGTTCAACTTCATATATATTGTATTTGTTGGTGCCTAAAAATTTTTGATAAAATTCTAATTCTTTATTAAGTTCCTCATTCCAACTAGGAAAAGCTAAACCAGTTTGTATGAGCATTTGTTCATTAAGATTTGGCGTTCTATCTCTTATTCTTAGAAGTCTTTCTATTCTTTTTCTTGCATAGCTTCTATTTTCTTTTTCTATATTTTTTGTTTTTTCATCTGGGTCTTCTGGTTTAAATTGTTGCTTTACACCTACGCCTTCATAACCCATAGGAAGATTAAAGTTAGTGTCTTTTACATTTCCGCCTTTAAACTTTCCTTTTATTATTCTACCTGTAGGGTTTCCTTCTGCGTCCATTTCGGGAAAATCTTCAAATTTTGGTTCTTTTTCTACTGTTGGTTTAGAGTATAAAGTTTTTATTTGACCATCTCTATCTATTTGCAATACATTTCCATCAACTGTTTTATATTGCGGTTTATTAGCCTGTTGTTCGGCTTTATAATATTTTTCACGCTCTTGAGAATTGTGTGTTAAATAAGTGCCTAATAAATCTGTTAATATATTTGCGTTAAATGTTGGGTCTCTGTATGCCATTATTAACCTCTAGTATTTATTTCTTTCTAAGTTTAAATTTCTTAAAATATCTTCAATTTGAAATAATTCTGATTCTCTTGTTTTTGCAAGGTCTAGTCTGCTTAAATCAAATTTAGTTTCTGAACGTTCAAGAAAGCGTTTTCTATCTCTTTCTATTTTTTCTTTTGCTATTTCTGTAATAGGGTCAAAAGCATCTACAAAATTTTGTTTTTTTATTCTAACGTCTTCTTCGTTTTTAATGTTGTAAGATTCATTTAAAAAATTTTCTAACCCAGTAAGAAGTTCTTCTTGATTGGATTCAGTATTTATGTTTTGTAGTTCATTAAAATATTGATTTATTCCACCTTTACGACCTTGAACGTCGCTCATCATACCACTTATTTGTTTTTTGCTTTTTTCAGCTTCTTTACGACCAGCGGTTCTTCCAAAAATACCCCAATCTCCCGATGCTGGATGCCATTTTCTCATAATTATCCTCTGTTGTATTTAGTTCTATTAAGCAAAGCGCCTAAAGCTGACAACCCAAACCCAACAGGCTGTAATCCGGGAACTAAGCTAACCCCAGCACCAAGTGTTGATGCAAAATTAGAAGGCGTTATTTTATTTGTTCCCATGTCATACAATCCTTTTCCAAGTCCAACTGTAGAAGATGCTTTTCCTAATACGTTTCCAGCCGTTCCTATTGCGCTAAAAGATTTTGGCGCTATTACATCTACTTGCTCCATTGGTATAGGCTTTGAATAACTTCCTTCTACAAAAGGAAGATTAACCCCAGCACCCCTAGACATATCAACTAAAGAAGGTTGACCAGCAGTTAATCTATTTTGAAGCCCTTGAGTTGCGCTATACGAAGGTGGTGGCGTTTTTGGTAAATCTACCTGTGAATTAAAAGGTGTAGAATTAAAATTTGGATTTAATGCTCCGATTTCTGGAGACATTGGTTCTGGAGCCATTGGCGCTGGGTATGAAGTAGTGGGTCCAGTATTAGTAGATTGAAAACCGCCTCTATTAACAGTTCTGTAATCTCCACCATCTCCTATTCCAAGCATTTCTCTTAAATTTATTTCTGGAGATTGACCAGAAACAATATTAGAAACGCCTTCTTCCATATTTTTTCCAGCTACATCTGGATTTAAAAGAAAATCTTTAAAGGTTAAATTTGGATTTGCTCTTTTTGCCAATAAATAATCTTTTCTGGTTTTTATTCCTTGCAATCCTATTTTTCCACCCTTTTGAATTGCCGTAGCCGTTTCTCTGTCTTTTTGCTGTGCTTTCTTCATATTTTGTTCAATTTGTTTTAATAAAAAGTTTACATCAGCTCTAACTCGACTTGCTCCACCGCCTTGCATTTTTAATAATTCTTGTATTGTTGCCATGTTATTTCTCCATAATTATGATGTATGCGCTGAATCCGATACGTTAAAAGTTTGAGTTTCTCCAAAAGGCTGAAACGACACATTTACTTGGCTTTTCATTATAGCTTTTGAGCTAGAACCAGCGCTAGATGAACCAGAAGCGTTACTTCCTCTTAAACCAATATCAATAACTAAACTCCAAAAATCTGTATCGTGAACTGCACCTGTTCCCGCTGTTGACCAGCACGCAGTAGAGCCAACTGTATGGCTTGCTGGAGTAAAATTATGATGTCCGTATATAGCAATTCTATCAACAGGAGAAAAATATGTATTTCCGTCGTCATTTATATCTCCATCAGCGCTGTTATCAATTTCTTCAAAATCAGAATTTGAGTTACCAGCACCTAAAGAAACAGTAGAACTTGCACCTAAAGACGCGCCTAAAGAATCTGTTGTATCATAGGTCCCATGAGAAAGTATGTATTCGTCACTAACATTAGGCGGGTCTGCTGAATGTGTAAGGCTAGCAGTTGTCCATTTTTTTGTTAAAGTTGGCAAATGTTTAAAAAAAAGAGAACCGTTTGTAGCTAAATCATGTCCAGAAGCGTTATTAATTCTTGAAATTAAATGATATTTAACAAAGTGAGAGCAATAATCTCCATAAGGGTTATCTCTTTGGACATACCAAGTTGCGCTTAAATCAGCAGAAGTTAATTGCGCTCCTCCCGTTACCCAATAATAATTTCCTCCGCTTTCAGAAGCAAAAGCTGGTGTAGAACTTGCTAGCGCACTTCCACCAGATAAAGTTGTTAATCCACTTGGGGCAACAGCTCCACCAGAAAGACTCATTCCTCCGCAAACATAAAACATAAAACAATCGTAATCAGCAAAAGAGTGTTTCATATTAGCTCTTCCTCTATTTGCTAATGTTTGAGCTGTATTGGAGCTATCTGCAAATGAATTAGAATATTTAATACTGTCTTCTAACGCAGAGCTTCCTTCTGAGTTTTTATCATAACATTGTTGAACAAAATCATCTGATGAGTCGTTATCATTATGATTAACTACATTTACATATAAAATTCCAGAAATTAAACGCCTGTCGGGAACCTTAATGTACTTTTTTATTTGCTCAATTTGTATATTGTTATTTGTATATCCCATAATTAGCTTGGATATGCCTCATGGTTTGGGGATGTTGGTTCTGTATAAATATTTATTATTGATAAATTTTGTTTAAAGTCTTCAAATCCTGTTGAAAAATGATAAGTGTCTTTTTTCATTTGTATTCCAGAGGCAAAATAGCCAGTTGGCGCATTAGCAGCCGCATGTAAAAAAACATTTCCAGCGGTGCTAGCTCTTACTACTGTGCTTCCGTTGGTATTTATAGAGGTTTCTCCAACTGAATCAATTGTAATTCCCGCACTTCCGTCTAATATAAATTCTCCTGTAACGTCTAATTCTGGTGTACTGTCAACATTAAATTGAAAACGAGTTGTTGTGCCATCATCCATTGTAATAGCGTCTCCGTCAGCGGATAATACAATATTACCAGAAGAATCAAGCGTTATAGTTGTAGCATCTACTTCAAAAGTTCCGTCTGCTGTAATAGAAATATTTCCAGCGCTAGCATTATCATCGACTGTTGTTATCGACAAAGTTCCATCTGTTCCAGCTTGTATAGTAACCGTATCATCAGCAGAAGGAGTAAATACAATACTACCTGTTGTTAAGTTTATATTTTTAGCATCTGCTAGCGAAAGACTTGAAACTCCACTTTGGTCAGAAGACCAAGTTAAATCTCCGCTAATAGTAATTGCAGACACATCTCCACCATCAATATCAAATGCGCTTCCTTCTATTTCTACAGAACCCGCTTCTAATTTTTTACCTAATGTAATTTTTTCTCCGCTGTCCGTAGTAACAAAGGTTAGATAAGCTGTGTCAGCTTCTTCAATAATTAATGCGCTAGCTTGATTATCGGGTATTTTAATAGAATTTTCGCCAGCATTGGTAAACGTTAATGCGCCATCTCCCCCACCTATACTTAAATCCCCTGTCATAGCTCGAGAACCGTCAATCAATAAATATTGCGTATGGTCATCAGATAGTAATCCGTTTAAAGACGAGTGAGTTGTTACACCTCCACCTGTTCCCATTGAGCTAGAACCTGTAGTTCTTATAGCTGGCATTTCTCCCGAAGAGGCAACCGCAACCCAGTTACCTTGAGCTTTTACATACTGAACAGTCCCAGAGCCTTCTACTTGCCTAAAAGACAAGTCTCCATTGTTTCCTTCTGATGATTCTGGCTTTCCTGTTCCAAACGTAGGTTGTTTAGATTTTTGGTGTAAAAGTTTTCTTTCTTCTCGAGTTAAAGCCATTATTTAACCCCTTTAATTCTAAAAATAAAAGAAATGTCGTTTATTTCAAATGTTGCACCTACACTTCCATCTAAATGAAGTTGAAAACTATAAATATTATTAGCAACAGAAGAAGTGGCTGGTTTTAGTTCAGCGTGATACCAAGTTGTAATATCTCCGCTTTTATTTTCTAATGGAGTTGCGCTTGCACTTCCTGTTGGTTTTCCGCTTGACGTCCCTTCAAAATTATACAAAGTGTCCGTATCTCCGTTTATACTGTACCTAGCATTTAATGAGCTAGCATCTCCTTTATATGAAATTCTTACTCTGTATATTTTTTTACGAATAGCGGGTTGACCAAAATCAACATCCTTGCTTTTGTAAATAAAATTACTACTTGCAGAAGAATCTGGATTCCAAGTATTGACATCTGAATCTGTATTGGTTAAATATATTAAATCTTGATTGCCGTTTAATGCAAAATTAGTCATGCTTGTACTTATGCTTATTTTACCCGCACCTTTTGTCCATGCTTTTAAAACAAAGTCATAAATAAATATATTTGCAGAGCTGGCATGAAAAGACTTAATTAATAATTGTCTTTTTTTAGGTATATAAGCAATATGAGCCTCGCTCATATCAGTATCTCCCCCAGCCGTTATAAAATCTTTCCAAGTAGATTCGTTTATAAGACGTATTCCGTTTTTTTCTAAAAGATTATCTACGGATTGTCCATTAAAAAAATAAACTCCAAATTCATTAAACCATGCAACTCCAATATCTGTTTTTACTACATGATAATCAAAAGCACAACCTTTGTTGTTGTATGTGTCTTCTAAAAAGTCAATATTTTCAGAAATATTAATTACATACATAGTTTTTTCTTTAAACTGCAACAATCTATCGGCAAAAGCCTCAAGCTTTATAACGCTTTCTCCGTCGTTAATTGCTACGTCAATTTTTCCCATATTATCTGGAAACACATCAAATTTATTAATTTGGCTTTTAAGAATTCTGTCTGGGTATTTTTTGTCATTTTGTTTAACATTCCCAATGTAAGAACGTCTACCATGAACTACGGCTGTTTTGTACTGAGCTTCAATTGATTTAACCTTTCCGCTAAATCCATTTATAGTTCTAAAAGTATCAACTCCGTTTGCGTTTGCGGGACTAATGCCTTTAACAATTGCGCCCTTTGTTAAAAAAGCTCCAGAATTATTTGTTGTATTTGCCATAGCATACGCTATCGTATCTCCATCGGGAAGCCATTTTAAGCCTTTATCTACAAAATCTAATTCCCCAATTAAATAGTAGTTATCGTTTTCTTCTACTTTATAATAAAGCCTTGAACCAGTAATTCTTCTGCTAATATCGTACGAACCCCCTGTATTTGTAGGGTTTATATAGGCATCAAAATTTAAAAGAACTGGCGCACCTACAATTCTTAGTTTATTTACATTGTTTGCGCTAGGACTTGTAAATAAAAATGGAAGAGATTCTTGCTTTTCATCGTCATATAAATAAGTATGGTAAAACGTATAAGTTCCTACAGGATAGCCTGTCAATGAAACGTCTTTACTAATAACGGGTCCACTAACATAAAATGTAGGAGATGCGGCGCCCGAAGTGCTATCTCTTACTTGTAATAACCATTTTACGTAAGTATCTCCTAATCCGCTTGTTGCTAATTGTATATTAGACGCAGAACATACAAGATAATTCCAACAGTCTGGTTGAATTTCTTCTTTAGCAAATCTATAAACAGCGTACGTTGCATCTCCAGAAGTAAAATGAGTAATACTTATACGAGTTAAATCGGCATATTCCGCCGAAGTAATAAAAACCCCCATAATAAAAGTATTGTCTTCTGAAATTGTATAAGACTGACTATCTTCAAGTATATAACTTTCTACACTATTTGCGCTAGACGTTGCCTTAACATTATTGTTTCCAATTAAAGGAAAGTGAGTTGTGTCGTCACTTAAATTTGCATCATTACCAGTCCAGCCAGATGCAGTATTAGGTAACAATTCAGTATATTGTATTCCAACTCGTAAATTAACAGCTGAATTAACAACAACAGCGTCAGAAGAGGTGTCAGCTACATCTCCAATGTACTCAGAGGCAGATGAATTAACTCCGTTGCTGTCGCTTCCCGCAAACGGCGTTGAAATTAAACATTTTCCCGACGCTGGTGCTGATATTGACTGACTTTCTTCTCTCCAACCAATAGCGCCAGAATCCGCATTTAAAGCATTAAATCTTTCATCAACAATATAACCAAACCATCGTTGCTT